CGGCTGCACATAGTACTACCCGTGCAGAATCCCGAAAACCCCCCGACCACGTACGTGGCGGCGGCACTCGCCGTGGTAGGGAACCCATACGCCGGACCTACCGCCACAACAAACCTAGCAGCTGGTCAAGCACTGACCGTCAACGCCTACGGACAGGCACTGGTGGGTTATTCAATGGCAGAGCTGTGGTACACCTGGTTTGCGGACACCACGGCCACGGGCAACCTAGGGATGGTCGAACTCAACATGATGCGTAATCTACTAAGCCAGCTCACGCACAGGTCAAAGGCCTTAGGCTTTGCCCGAGAGCTTATGACCGTGTTGAGCGCGCGCTATCCACCACTGGTCGAGGCAGTAGTGGGCGTTCCCACAACACTAGACGCCAACAGTGAAGAAAGCGTGGCCCACCAAAACTTCTTCGGCCTAGCGCCACACGTCGATGACAACGATCTGCCATACGCCATCAACGACATGTGGGACTTCAAAATCCCCGAACTCAACCCGATGTGGTTCACAAAGGTGATGACCGGTCTGGAAGCGGTTGTAGACGACGGGGGCAAGTGGGCAGGGCTCGACTGGGACGTGTCCCCGTACTTCCTACAGTACATGGTCCACGCCGTAAGACAATACGCGGCAACGGGCGACGCCTTGTTCCAAAGATGGCGCTTCCCCACCCAAATGTGGAACTCGATCTACACCCAACAGCCGTACATGGCGATCCTCCGTACAATGAGGAAGTTCTTCATCATGAACATGAACCAGGCTGGGGTGGAGGGGGGCGAGATACAGTCTCCTCTGGAGATCCTCAGAAGTCAGGCAGGTGACGACATGTGCAACATGCAGGCACGGCTCACCGGGAGCTGGCCTAGCAAGGACATGTGGGGGCACAGCCTGTGGTCCTACATCAACGCTCCGGTGGTAGGCTTCGTACCCCCCCTTTCCGTCGATGGCGCAACCCTCGAGAGCATGATACCGGCGATCCTGCCCGACGTGTGGCATAACATAGCGCTGAGAGCACCCCACCTGGAAACGATCTCGTTTCCGAACCCGCTCAGGAAGCTGACGGGCATAGCGGCTACGGACGAGAGCGCACGCCCCCTGGGAGCGGGCGCCTACACGATCCCCTCAAAAGTGGAACGACAGGTACTGCAGATAGGACTCGAGAGCTACCCCCACCATACAGCTGCAGAGGTGTGGAACAGCAGACTGGTTTGGCACGCGTATGAAGCCAACCTGTACACCATGGACCAGACCGAGTACGTCACCGACATCATCGCAACAACAAACGTGCTAGCTCAGAAGTTCGTGGTACCCGACTGGACATTGATTGGTGAATCAGTCAACTCAAGTATCCTGAGCGCGAGGACCGCCTGGATGCCGGCACTAACCCCTGACGGTGAACAGCTCCTTGTGGGGGTGGGTGCGAGTGAGGGCGCCCTAGGGATGCTCGCGGTGGTCGCAGGCGCCGCTTTCCAGACACTGGCCGCCTGGGTGACCAACTACCAGACCGCCATGCCCATTGCTCTGACTGGCCAAGGAGTCGCAGAAAGTGACGGGATGCCCTGTAGCCTAAGGCAGGGAAAAGAGCCCGCGCCTTCCTCGACCGGTGGGGGGGACATGGGTGCTCAATGAGCCTCAAGGAGGCACTGGACCGTGCGCAAAGATCTGCTTGGTGGGGGGACATGGAGAGGGAGGTCGGGGGAGAAGACCAGCTAAGAGATCTGATCGCTCGGGCGTTCACGAAGGACGGGAGTACCGTACCCGTGGAGGGCGCATCTGTACTACCACCACCTCGGGGCTACGGCCTCGCAATTGGTGAGTTAGGAAGGATGTTACCCCGGACTTCGCGAACGCCGAGGATCAAAGAGGAGGACGCGCGACGGCTTTTGGAGGCAAAAGGGAAAGACATTAACGTGCTGGCGGAGATCATCTTCAAACCTAGGACAAAAACAGACTTGAGCATCAGGCGAGCAAGGTTCGCGGATGTTGTGTGGCATTATCAACGGATAGGTAAACGAGATGAACTCCTCCAGATTTTGACAAGTCTTCCCGAGGGGATAGACTACATCTGGGCTCTGAATACAACTGTAGCGGTGCAGGTGATGGCAGAGGGCTGGTGGTCGATTGTAAATAAGTGGGGGATGTACGACGGAGGACTTGAGCACTATACTGCTGTGGCCAAGGTGGTGAACGACAAAATCAAGACACAAGGCTTGGCACATCAGAACTGGACACACTTCGTCGAGTTAGGTACGTTGACTGGGTACCGGAACCCACCCTTTCCGGGCTTCGACAAGTTCAAAGAAGCTGCTGCTCTGGCCGAAGGCGGAGACAAGCACAACTACCTAGACAAGACGTGGGAAGAGATCGTCGCGGCTGCACTCCCGATGGGTTACCACAAAGTCGATTACATATCTCTGAGAGAGTATGTAGTCAGCGCGAAGTGGTTGACAACGGGCAGCAGTAGCATCGGTCGACTGGAGGTCGAACTTGATGGGAAAACGGTGCGGATCAAGGCACGGAAGAACGTAGTCCCAGACGTTGTGGACCTGGAGGAACTGGCAACAAAGGCAGAGCATGCGGCAGCACAGATAAACGTGACAATAGTGAAAGCCGAGCTCGGGAAGCTGAGAATAGCGGAGGCGTGTGACATGGAGATCTACTTGGTCATGTCCTGGATAACTTACCTCCTAGGAGGCAGCTATCTGGACTGGCCGAACGGGACACTGGAAGAGGACACAGAAACACAGACGAGACGGATGGTGAAGATGCTGAACCTAGCATCTAAGTCGATGGGCCTGCCATACGACTACAAAGGCTTCGACCACCAGCCGACACTCGACGAACTCGCGATCATGGCGAAGCACCTGTGCAAGTGGGCCAAACTGAATGTGCCGTCAAGCGAGTACGCATACTTCGACCGAATAGCGGAAAACGTCGTCACTAGCTTCTACAACGCAACGCTGACCACAAAAGGAGAGGCAGAAGAAGGAGAGACAACCGTCAAAGTGACGGGTGGTCTAGGGTCTGGCCTACGCTGGACGAGCATCATGGGTAATGGTTGGAACACGTGCATGACCTGGCTCGTGAAACATCTATTGGACCAGCTCGGGGTAGGGACAAGTGAGACAACCACATACGTCCGTGGAGACGACAGCGCTGTCTTCTGCCCTAGCTACGGCGACGCCGCGCTGTTTGAGGCAGGCTACCGAACGGTGGGGGCCGTCGGGGGTGAGGGTAAGTTCTCAGTCCAGTTACATGCAATGGAGTTTCTGAGGATATGGTACGAGGAGCGGTGTGTGGGGTATCCTGCGAGAGCAGTACCTGGCCTAACGCAG